GTTGTCGGCAAACCTTACAAATGCCGCATTGGTCATGTTTTTGACTGCGCTTGCCATGTCGGAGTCTACTTGCAACGCACAGGCAGTGCCGGCAGTCAGCGTAAGCCCGGCCGCCACGCCCAAGGTTGCCCTCAGTCCAGCAATCAGGCCAGTTATCGAGCCACCAGCACCAATCTCTCCGGTGACGTGCGCTCCATGCATGGTTCCAAGCGCAGCGTTCGCTATCGAGTAAGCTATCAGAGCCTCACCGCCGCCACCAGCCCCAGTATGCTTCATTCGCAGGTAGAAACCACGATTGTCGCCGCTCGTGGCCTGACTGTCGAAGTAGGCGTGCATGAAGTTGATGTTGGCAAGGTCGGAGTCTAGAGCCTTGTTGTCAGAGCTTGAGTTGTATCGTCCCAAGCTAAATGCAGAGAACTCAGCTTTAGCCATAATCAGCCATCCTTTTCACCGTCCTGTTCTGCGGGCGGGTGGGGAGTTACCCGGCTCCCCACCCTTATGCGGAGGAAGGACAGGGAGGTAGTCTATGTCACGATAGCACCATACACACACTGCCACAGGCCAGGGCCTGCGTTGTAGCGGGCGTAAGTGCCATACATGTACTGCGCTCTCATGAATCCACTCTCAGACTCCTCTGTCTGGGACTGGAACTCGACCGGCGCGTCTAGCTGGAAGATGAGCGGCTTCATTCCACGGGTCGTATCCATCAGGTACCAGTTGTTGGGGTCCGTGAGATACGGCGAGACGTGAACCTGAAGCATCCCGTCCAGCACGTTCTTGACGTTGACTGTGGTGTCCGGCCTGTTGGGAGAACCCACAATCTCCTGCGCAGTCCACGCAAGGTCAGGCGGAACGACGAGCAGGTTGGGGCGAATCCCCATAGCCACGCCACGGTCGTTCTTGAACTTTCGCATTGCGGTGATAGCGGCCTGGAGCGAGGTTACGCTCAGTGCCGTGGTTCCCTTGTTGCTCTGCGAACCAGACTCGCCGGACACGTGGTCGGTATCAATTAGATACTGACCATCGTAGCACAGCGTATCAGACCCAGCCGCAAGGACTTCCATCACCAGTTGGTCCTGATAACGAGCCGCTTCGATGCCGAGGTCACGAATGCGGGGCATTATCATTCCGAGTTTGTCGTGGTCGAGGGCGGCGCGGTCAATGCCGATGGTGTTTTCCCACACCTTGTTCGCAAGGTAGAAGGAATAGCCCGTCAGAGCCTTGACCTGCCGTTCGTCGGTGAACTCACGCACGCTAGGCGCACTGCCCAGCCACGCGTAGTCCTCGCCCTCTGAGTTTGTTCTTATCTCAGTGGCAATCTGGCCTCTGATGCTTGTTGCCAACGCAGCATTGAAAGCATCAAAGAACTCGGCCCTCAACCCCTTAGTCAGCGCACGCAGGGTACCAAGGTCATTTACAGTCGTAGGCATTTGTCATTCTCCTTAACTAGCCGACGCAGAATAGTTGCAAGCGTAGTTGTCTATTCTGACTCGGACTTCAGTCTCGCTGACCACCTCGACCACGCGGCCAACCTTGATCTCAACGCCAGGGTCGCTGTTTACGACAGTGACGTTATCGCCAGATGAGCCGGTAGACCAGTAGACTTCGCCGCCAACCCAAGTCTGGTCAGCAGACGCGGCCACGAATGAGTGAACGCCGTAGGTTTGAATCCTAATGCTCTTGTCACCCGCCGACCCGCCAGAGTTGTCCACCGTCTCAAACGCCACTCCGAGGTAGTCAGAGTGAGTCGCGGTCACAGTGTTTGTCGCGTATCCTGTGTTGTTGCCGGTGCAGACAAGTCCGCCCTTGCAAATCTTCACGGCTTCCATCTTGACGCTGATGATTTTGCCGTCAGAATACTTGGTGTCACGGTCTGTAGTCGCAGCAGCGTAAGCCATTGCTATTTACCCCCATCTACGGCAGCGAGCATAGCTATGGCCTCGTCCTTGGTTCGTCCTGGACTCGCAGCCATCAGGATTTCCACGGCCTTGGCGTCAAACTTCGCTTCGTCTACCTTCTCTTTGCCCTGCTCGCCGAACTGCACGGCGTTAGGCATCGCGTCTACGAACTTGGTGAACAGGCTTGCCACCGACTCCTCCCCATCACCGAACTTCACTACATCATCGGTGTGGGTCAGTATCTCAGTTGCGAACTCAGCCCCGGCGGGAGCTATCTTGCCCTTGGCAAGCCAGTCATTGACTACGACTTCGGACTGCATCGTACGCATTCGCTTATTGAGTGCAGCGAACTCGTTCGCCATCTTGACCTCGTTCGCATCCCTTTCAGCAAGCAGAGCATCAAGCTCTTCTTTTGTATAGGTCTGCTTTTCTTCAGGCATATCTGCCTCCTTTGCTTGATTCCCCGTCTCGACGGGAACTTCCTCTGTGCTGAAGTCGGCATCCGTGGTGAATACCACAACACTCTCTCCAAATACCGCAGCACTTGCTACCCTTGGTGTGCGAACCAAGGAAACCTCTGTCAGGGCGGACTTGTCCTTCATAAGGCCAACGCTCAGCCCCGGTAACTTGGTCAGCTTGTCTATCATCGCCCACGCTTCAGGACTGAACCCGATGCTACCCATCAGGTCTTTTCCTTCGCGCCAGATACGCTTCACAGCCCCAAGCATTCCGTCAAACACGCTATCGACGTGCTCAACCTTGACCGGGACTTCCACGTACGAGCTTATCAGCGTGTCCAAGTCATCCTCACTGACTGTCACCCCTTTGTCTGGGTAGTCGCCAGCCTCAAACAACTTACACGGCCTTTCGATTATGTCTGGCATAGTTACACCTCCGCCGATTCCTCGACTGGCTCGATGCCATCGCCGTAGACCGGGCGGCAGTTCAGCATCCGCTCGTTCAGGATAAGGTCGATGAACGGGTCGTCAATCGGTACGAATGTCGGATTCTCATCGCCGAACCGGCGTCCTGCGCGGTTGAACCCGTCGAACTTCGGCCTCTTGACTGCCAAAACGTCGTATCCTATCTTCACTGCTTGTTTTCTTGCCATTGATTCGCTCCTTAGAGTGCTATGATGCGGTCAGGCCGCGCCCAGATGGTCAGAGACTTGTCTGTGTCCAGTGTTCCAGCCTTGTAGACGGCGTTCGTGAACAGTGGGATAACCAGGTCGTCCTCATCGTACGTGGCTATTAGGTCAGACTCCATCGTCAGAGTCAGCGTGTCTATGGAGTCTATCTGCGCGACCTCGAATGCATCCAACTCAGCGGTAGCCAACAGGACATACTCGCCAGCTTTGAACTGGGTTACTGCTGTTTTTATCAACACATCTTTCTGTGCTGCCGCTGCGCCACCAACACCTATAGCTGCCTGCCCAAGTATAATCTGCCCATACTGAGTATCATCCGGTGTGTAGGTGATGTCCTTGGTGGTTGCGTCCTGAAGCGTCGCGGTTATTGAGTGAGAAGCGCCGCCAGGTGATGCGGTATCGCTGGTTATCATTACTGGCGCGTAGCAGTTGGACAATGCACCATCTACAATGGTCTGCGTCTCCGTTGTCGACGAATCCGCCCACGTGAAGAACTTGTGCATCCCAGATGCAGAAGGGTCTGATTCGTCGGCCACCAGAGTCCCCTTTGGGAACACCCACTGTGCCGGGAGCCGACTGCCCATAGCCTCGTAGTAAGCCTCTGCTGCCTCGTACGGCACTCGCCAGCCCTTGCTTGCGAGATAGCTCGTGAAGTACGGTGAAGCAAGGTTCAGATCGTTCTGGAAATACGAGCTATGCAGCGTGAACCAAGCCCTCAACGCGGCCACCGACCAGAACGTGCCATTGGCAAGTGCGGTATCCAACGCCGTGATTGTGGTTCCTTTGATTCTGTTTTCGTAGGTTTCGTCTGCGGCTGCGTCTACCTTTGTCCAAAAATCGTTACCAGTGGCGTACGCGGCCTTTTGGGTCTGCCTACCCTTGGCTATGCGGTCGAACTGACCTTGGATTGCAGCTTCTACGCTCATTGTTTCCCTTTCTTCGGGGTTGGCGTTTCAGAACTTGTCGGATTGGAACCGCTCTCGTTCCCCACCTTTGCCCCTGCCATTTCGTCTAACTCGATAGACGACTCATCTTCCTCCGGGAGTTGGAGGTATTCACGTATCCAGCTTTCACGCGGCCTCACGACCTTTGCATTCACAAGCGTGGACATCGTTGTAGCCAGCATATCTATATCTTCCGGGGTAAGCCGGAGAACGAATCGCGGGTAGACGCGGTTTGGGTAGTTCAGGTCTATCAGCGGCCTGATAATCTGCTCGGTCATGAACTCCTCGACAGTCCGCTTCAGTGTCCGCAGATAGATGTTTTGCGTTCCCTGGTGGACCTTCCCTAGAGCCATAGAGCCGAATCTTGCGCCCTCGCCTGTCGTTAGCGTGTTTCCGAGGATAGCCTTGATGATTTCCTCGTTGAAGTACTTGATTGCGGTGATATACTGTGCCGACGCGGACTGGTCGGCCAGCAGATACTCTATCTCGGTGCCTTCTTCGTAGACAATGCTGGTCTCATTCTTGAGGGCGTCCAACTTGGTCGCTAGAGCCTCTTTTGTCGGCGTCGGTGTCGAAGGCGGAACCTTACCCAACGCGACCGGCATAGCGTGCTTTTCGAGGTTGATAAGCCACCATTGGACTACCTTCGTCTTGCCCCAGTAGTATCTGTAGGCTGCCCGCAGGTCTGAAGTGCCCCACGGCTGCCCGTATCGCGGCAGGTAGGTGAATATAGCGAACTTGGCTATGTCTACAGGGGTAGGAACGTTGACGGTGTTGAGCATCTGAGTGATGTTGTTGAAATCATCCAGCTTGAGGTCGTAGTTGTCTGGATTCTTGGGCTTCAGCGCGGCTAACCCGATCTTTTTGTCGTCTCTGAGGCTGTAGATACGTTCTGCTATGCCTGTGCCGTCAGCTAGGCCATCGCTCACGACGGATTCCAAGAATTCGTCTATGCTTCCAGGCATCTGGTCGAATACGTCGGCAATGAAGTCGGCTTGGGTTTTGGCTTCAGCGGAGGCGTCGTAGGGGTTGATACCCCAGCCCTTGGATAGGATACCGCCAACTTTGATAGCAAGTCCGGCCTTTACGGACGGATCGGTTCGCATATCCTCGTAGACAGCGAATCCTTTGCGGTCTACAAGGTCATCATTGACGATGGGGTATCTCAGAGCCGCGTTAGTGCCGCGAGTAGCGACAATGCCCTGTTCTTTACCAATCTGCTTGCCGCCACTCGCAGCAAACGCTTCAGTGCGGGCCTTATCTACCCGCTTGCGTGACGATCTCTTAGACAATCAGTGTCTCCGTCGTCTTTACACTACTACTTTGAGTAGTATACAACCTACGTTTCAGAATTGCAAGCTATTTCCGCGAACGTTTTCTAGTTTATCCCAGTCCAACGCCTCTCTATGGCTCTTTCCTGTGATAATTTCCCCACTTGAGATAGTTTTCAAGCGGTCAAGAGCCATACTTGTGCAGTCTATCTGGTCACTATTGGGAGTCGAACCAGGCCCAGACCACCCGCAAATCTCCGCTATCCAGTCCCCAATCCACGCCGCATCAGCCGGAATCAACACGTTTTTTGCCTCAAAAACAGGCTGACACGCCCAAAAACGCGCCTCTTTGGTGTCCTGAACCTCGATGGCGACCATCCCAGACACCTCTTGCCCCAAATCTGAAAGTAATGCAGCCCCGTTAGCCTTCTTCTCCACCAACTTGAGCAGGAAATCCGGGTGTTTCGCGCAAAATCGCTTGAACTCACGCCGCGCCTCCGCGTAATCCATCCTACCGCGCCACTGATCCACCAAGAATCGCTCAGAACCCTTCAATGCCCACGCCTGGAAGCAAGCATACGAACCCTTCTTCGTCTTCTGGAAGTTCATGTCAACCGTGATAACCCGCATGTCCATCTTTGGCGGTAGTTCGTGCCAATGCCGCAACCAATCCACCTGCACCACCGTTCCCTCAGCGGGAATCGGATTCTGCATGTCACAAGCCTGCCAAATGTGAGCCGGTGTGATACGCTTCGTCTCCTCCACATATTCCTGCGGATACCGAGCAGGCCACAAACAACTGCCATCAGGCAAAATCGCAGGGTAACTCCGATGCCTCCAACCCAAACCTAACCCCTTGCCAGTCTGAGACAAAAAGTGACCAGTGATGTCCTGCGGATGCCACCGAGTATGAACAGCCACTATCCAACCAACAGCAGTCATCCTCTTGCGAGCCACAGCATACACCCAAGTCTCGATGTTCTGCCTGTTTACCTCGTTCCAAGCACGCGCCCAGTCCTCATACGGATCATCCAACACAAACCCGTCAGCACGACGACCACTCAACCCGCCAGTCACACCAATGGCAGTGAAACTCGACCCGTTACTCAACTCCCAATACGAATTCGATGTAGCCGTCTTGGACAAATGAACCCCAAATACCCACCCGAACTCCTTAACTATCTCCTTCGCCTCAGAAGAAATCCGCTCAGCCCACTCAGCACCATACGACGCCAACACGAACTTGAAA